CCAACCACTGGGCGTTTTGCCAGAGTTCAACGGAATTCTATCTAATAGAAGTCTATGTACTAATTCTACAAGGTCGTGATGATGCATAGTAGTATTATAGCATCTTTACAGTAAAAGTCAACTAGTTTCTAAGTAAAACTTTGTCTATTGTACCTGCTGTTGGTTCTGCTTTTACTCTGAGCCAATTAGTGTTTACAGTAAAGTTAAACGGGTCAACTCCATTGTATGCATCTGTGTACGGTACAAATGGTTGTCCGGCATCACCTTGAACATTTATATTGTACCAATCTGATTCTTGTGTAGGTGCTGTTTCTAATGCACTACCTTGAACAAAAACGTTGCCAACAAAGTTAGTTAAGTAAAGTGCTAATGTATGCCTACTATGTTGATAATTGCTATCTTGATTTCCATACATTGCTGAAGTAACAAATACATTAGAAGCATCACCTTGATCAGTGTTGCCTGTTTGAGTAAATGTTTTTTCTTGAGTAGGAATTGGTTCATATTCCAAACTACTCAAAACTTCCAAGTCAGTAATTATCCTATCGTTTTGGTTTGCATATAAAGGATATTCTGTAACACCATCTGAGCTTTCACTGATAGCAATTTGATATAAGCCTTTATCTAGGTTCTTAAGATCACCAATTACTAAATCCAGTGTTGCTTCTCCGCTATTGCCACCACTAACCAAAGTAAGTTGCTTATGCAATACTCTACGTTTTGTATTAGGGTTCATGACACTTGCATACAATGTTTTACCACTAAGGCTTTGTAATACTCTATCTCTATTTCTTACAAAGAAACTTAATGTGTTATTAAATCCTTTATGTACTACTAATTTTTTCTGATTCATAGGTCTATTATCCACTTTTATGCCTTCACTGGTAAGTACCAAATCAATATTTTGCATATCATTTAGTATATATAATGTGTGACTACTTGCGTGAGACATAATTTTTTATCCATTCATTTATTGTATTTATCTAGAATCCGTATAAATATCTACGATGACTAATGAGAATAAACTACAAAAAAAATTTCCATTTCTAACAGGCATCCAATACAACACAATAGAATATGTTGGTATAGTACAAAATACTGACAACCAAATCATTAGTTTTTATGATATTGACATGTGTCGTAATGATGTTGAAAAGAAACTAATGCTTGAATACGGTGATTTATGGTGGTGGGAATCAAACAGACAATTACCTATAGACGTATTTTTATTTCAAGAAATGCAAAATTTTAGGCATTGTGTTAAAACTTTTATACTAAAAGAAACGGAAATTTTATTTGGACCTACAATAAGTATGCAAAACATACTTAAAAAGCGAATTAAAAGACGAAGTATCCAGTTAGTTAAGAAGGCCGATTAGCCTGCTCACAAATTAAATTCAATTGAACAATAATAGCAACTGCATATCCTACGGCATGACTCTTCTTGAAAAAGTATTCATCTGTCTTTTCCCACACTTCTTTTTCAATTACTTCCCATGTGTTTCCTACAAGATACCTTTTACCTGGCCTAATCATTGCAAGTATCATTGCTAATTGTTCAATACTAGTAGGCATGTGTTGTTTAACAATATCATAATGTTTGTTTATATGGAATAATTGGTCTACTATTTCTTTATGACCAAATAGTTCCCATAAAGGTTCAGTGTCTATCAATCTATCTAAGTGTGCTTCACTCTCAACACTTTCATATACATGGTTGTTAAGTACATCAAGTTTAAAATAACCCAACTTTTCTGCTTCTTTATGATCTATTGTGCTGAAGCCTTCTAGTGGAAAATGTGGTATAGGCTGTAAATATACACCTGTATTATGTTTATCAAATGATTCTTCTCTTTTAATACTTGCAGGTATATGAGAGATGAACTTTAACAGTTCATCTCTGTTTGCCATATCTATATCTACATCAAAATCTATTTTCATTTCATTTTATCAAACATCTGTTGTGCATTATAACATTCTTTTAGAGGATTGTCATCCTCTAAATCTTCAATCACTTTAAGTAATGCATTTAACTTTCTTAATTTTTCTTCTGTAATTACTTCATTGCCAACAGTAATAGAAGTATCTACTTTAAATCCATCATAATCTAATGTAATATTTTTTGATGTATCTAAAGTATATGTTGTTGCAATGTTATCATAATCATTTAAAGTAACAGTAATATTATCAACATCGCAATCATTATTCATAGTAGTGTAAATTGGACCATTGTAAATATCATCTAGACTTTTCATAATTCTTTGCCTTTGAACTCTTCTGCAAGTGGAAATATGTTTGCTATAACATCTGCTACTGCATGAGCAATATCAATATGTTCTTTTTGTGTACCATTAGCACCACGTAATTCAATGTAATGAATCCAACTACGCAACGTACCATTTACATACAACCTGCTTACTGTTTTGTCTGTTTTTAGGATCTTGTAGCCTTGCTTGTCTAGTTTCAAAATCCAAGTCTTTTGTAGGGTCTGCATATCGCTGACTAAACTCTTGGAAACTAAAACTTCTATGTCTTAGAATCTGCCTAGCGATATCTCTGGTTGTTTCAATTTCAAAACAAACACTTACCATTTCTAATGGTGACCAATGTTTGTGCTTCATCAGATACTTCACAAGTTTCTCACTTGTTTCTGTATTCATTTGATTATTAGGGTTACTTACCCTGGCACAATATGCCACTAAATCTAGTGCTGATAGTTTATGTAAACTATCATCATATGGTGCTTGACTGTGACTTATAATTTTAACTTTCATTTAAAAATTCCTTATTTTGTTTTAAAAATGCTTTTGCTACTTCATCATGACCCCATTGGTCAAAGTGAGAACCTATTGCTACCCAATTTCTTTCAATACTAATCTTCTTCCATTTTTCAATTGAGCCAAATGTTGCTGGAATAATATCCCACATAGGCATTAAATCAAAATCTGGTACTCTTGTCATTACAAGATTCATTACAGAATTTGAAAAGGGGAAAGGTAAAAATATACACTTTACACCCCTAGCATCACATACTGCTTTTACTAATGCTATACTAGACATTACTCTTAGATATTTTTTGTATAAAGGAGTATTATAATACTCCTCATCATCTAATCCAATAAACACTTGTCCATATTTGTCAGATGCATTTAGTTTAGTTGTACTATCTACAACTAATGCTTCATCAGTAGGTATCAGTCCATTGTAAGCATGTTGTCCTTGTGCAATATCAGGTCTTCTTGCTGTCCATTCTCTATTACCAGTTCTTGCTTTTATTGGATCTTTGGATTTAGCAGGTAAAAATTCATTAAACAACACTCTCATCTTGTCATAAAATGTTCTACTAGAAGCAATAGCAGTTGATAACTCACTGTCTTTTGCAATAGTTGACTCTGCATTTAGTCGTTGTTCTTCTTGATAGTGTTCTGTAAACGTATATGTACCTGTGTATATTAAATGTGAAACTTTTTTATCATTTAACAACCTAGCAACTGTCATATACGCACCTGCCTCCCAATCACTCCAAGGTATGCCTTCATATACAACGTCTTTAAAGCCTCCGGCTTCAGCAATTTGGTCTGCCCAGTGTACTTCATCCCAATTACACATACCATAACTGGCACCAGTAACCATTAAACGTTTCTTTTTACTCACAAGTTTGCTCCTTTACAAAACTCTTGTATTTCTGATACTTCATCTTTGTTAGTAGTAAACAGTTTCATCCAAAACGGTGGATCAATGATGTCATTTATCATATTGATCTGTTCATCATTTAATCTAGTTAGTAGTTGATCACCACTATCACTCAAATATATTGTCCATGGACTTACCTTGCCGGACTTTATATCATAAACTGCTCTCGGTGTTGCTACTGTTTTAAAATAATCTTGCCAACCTTCTTGTGTTTCTGCACTCCAGTCAGCAAAATACATAATTGTTCTTTCTAATGCCCTTAGTCCGGGCTCTTTTTTTACATACTCTTTTAAATACTTTTCGTAATTTTTATCACTAGCCCATTGCTTTAACTTTACACCATTCTTAATAAGATATTCTGTGTACTTTTCTGGTTCTAGCCAATTATTTACTTGACATGCTCTACCAAACTTTACAAATGCCTCATAATATTGACTCATAATAAAGTCTTCGATAGTCTTAGACTTTGTAGCACTAGTATTCATTTCATAAAACATTTGAAATGCTCGGTGTCCTAAACGTATATGGCTCATATCTTTATCTGCCCAACGTCTTTTCTTTACACACATATGAGCGGCGACAGTTCTTTCACTAGCAAATTCTTTATTGCACCATTTACATTTCACTTGAATACCTCTTTTACTTCTTTATCTTGCATGCCAGCACTTATCATAAAGTCTTTTAAATCTTCTTTTGTGTTTAAAGACAAAAACAGATCTAGTTCATCTGCTTTTAAGTGTGGTAATAATTCTGCAACTGCTACTGCTACCTTATTTTTCTTTTTTCTTGTGTTTGGTGGCTTTATGTATTCATGGTTTTCAGTTTTACCTGAACCGCATACTGTGAATAATAGCCATTGTAATTCTGGATGTTTACTTACATCACTAAATTTTCTATTGACACATTCATTTACTAGATACAAATAGTCAATACTGCGATTACCTCTCACAGTACTAGCATACCTCATCATCATCCAGGCACTGAAAGCCTTCTTTTGCTCGTCAGTAAGTTTGTTATACCAGCCTCTGTCTTTTTTATCAATGGCTCTCATAACTTCCTGTAGTGGAATTTGAGGTTTTTTAGCCATTAAAATCCGCCTGTGATTTGTTGGTATATTTCAATGTAATGTTTTTCACCGTCTGCAACTGTGTCCTGCCAATCCTTACTAGCATTTTCGTCTGCTTGATCGCTAACATACTTATAACATTTAAACTCTACACCAGCAAAGATACAGGCCTTAGCAATAGCATAAGCCTCCATATCAACTACATTTGGCATATATGCTAACGTACTAGGATCTGTAACAAAATTATCTCCTGTACTACATAACAAACCATCACCGAATGTCAATTCTATGTTTTCCTCAAAAGGTGTTTGTCCTGGAGCAGAACCAAGTTCGCAACACATCATATCACGTTGCACAAAGTTTTGCATTTCATGTATACCGCTTGATACTTTTACTCCGCCGGCTGTTCCAAAGTTATATACTGTTTGTGGAGTATATCTTTCAATTAGTCTAGCAGTCATAATGGCCGCATTTACTTTTCCAACGCCTGTAAAAAATACGTTATCCCATTCGGCCATGCGTGGTGCTTCTTGTTCTAAAGCAATTAAGATTATATCTTTCATTTATCCGCCTTCGAATTCTATTAGTGTGTGGACATTATATCCTTGTTCTCTTATTATAGCACTTCCTTTAAGATCGGGCAAGTCGATAACTGATAAAATTACTATTTGTTCTTTGGGTATATGCCAATTTTCATGCAGTAAATCTGCACAGGCAAGTGCTGTACCTCCTGTTGCAATCAAATCGTCTATAATAATTATTTTACTGTCTGCACTTATATCAGTATTCTTTTGTATTTCTAAACTTGTACTGCCGTATTCTAAATCAAATGATTTCTTGAATGTTTCATTTGGTAGTTTACCAGGCTTACGAGCCATTACAAAAGGAACACCCATGTCCCATGCAACTGGAGAACCAAAAACAAAACCTCGACTTTCAATACCAACAATTACATCTGCTTTGTATCTACTAGAGTAGTCTAAGAACTTAACAGTAATATCATGTAAGCAATTAGGATTTTCTATAAGGCTAGTTATATCTCTGAATTGTATACCTGGTATTGGAAAGTCTGGTACTGTTCTAATATGTTCTTTTAAATCAATCATCAAAATAACCGTTTTCTTCTAGGTATTCCATTGTGTATTGATCAGGATCATCTCTCCACTTAGTGTTCATATATCCAACACTGGCATAGTAAGCCTTTCCTGTAGTATCATTATAATCATAGTTTGCTTCTAAAAACTCTCTATCGTAAACTACATCTTCAACAATTTCAGCAAGATTCATTTCCACAGTACTAAAAGATAGTTTTCCTGGATCAAACTCGTCACCTTCTAGGTCTAAGAAGTAATTTGCAAATCCACCTTTTTCTGAACTGTGAAATGCTAACACTGGTACAACGTCTGTCATGTCTTCAGGTGCTTCAACTTCATTTGCATCATCGTGGTAACATTCTCTACTCCATCTATGAGTAGGTTCACCTTGCCATACAATGTTTTCCCAGTCATTATCATTTGAACCATCTGCTGGAACTTCATATACTGTCCATTCGCTATCACTATAACAGTGATTGAGATGTTCAAAGTCATCATGCTCATACCAACCAGTTTCTAAGATTGGTGTACCTTCTGGGTGTTCTTCGTCTGCCCAATCAAAACTTGTCACAAACTCAATAAGGTCTTCTTGGTCCATCTCAGCACAATGCTCTACAAACTCTTGATCAACTGTACCAACAGTGGTTTCGCCACCATAGTTTCCGCCTTCAATACGGTATCGTCTTTTGACACCTTTTAATTTATTGGTCATTTTTTCAATATCATTATCTAAACTCATATTTCCTCCTAGTCTAGTAAGTTTCCAATAGGAATCTCTTGTGGAATCTTATTAGATTCTTTTACAAATAAACCACACCTTGGATTGTTTTTGCTTTCTAACGGTGCAACCAACATATGGCCGTTTTTTAATTTAGGAAAATACCATTTTACATCTTGAAAGATGTTTGTAATTTGTACTTCCTCTGCTTTTAATAAAGAGTTACTTAACGGATTTAATGTTACTGTTAAGAACCCTCTATTGTTTAAACTTGTCAATGGTATAACTTCAATGCCTGTAAGGTCTTCATCAGTTATTGCAATACTCCAATCCATTGGTACTTGAATATTATGTTCTCCTATTTGCAAACAAATAGCAGGTGCATAAAAACTTTCCAAAAAGATTAAAGGTAAAAAATAATAATCCATCCATTCTGGATCTGTTGTATCAAACACTGAAAAACGGATATCATCTATTTCGTCAGGTACTGTATCTATTTCGTATACGGAATTCTCGACTGTTAAAATTTTCATTTATACTCCACTTTGGCTACCTGAAACCTAAAATTCTGTTCCTTATAAAATGCTTTTCTTTTTGTTAAGTGTCGTTTACTATACTTTAAATTACTAGTAATGTCAACCACTTGTAAGTAATCTTTGTCTTCTGCTTTACGAATACCTCTACCGATACTTTGTATTACTCTGACAAAACTTTTACCTGGCTCTATAAGTACAAGATTAAAAATTCTTGGTATGTTTATCCCTACCGCCGCTACACCGTATGTAGCAACAATAACTTTATTATCCATCTCAGATACTTCGGCGTATTCTTTTTGCCTGTCAGCAACTTTCATACCACCACTTACAAATACCCAATCAGGATTCATCTCTCCTAGTAGCTCTCCTGTCTTAATTCTGTCTATTAAAACTAGAGTGTTACCTGAACCACTTAAACCTTCTATTATGCTTGAAACGTGTTTCATTCTTTCAGCATCAGTTACAAGCCATTTTAATTCTTGTGCATAATTGTTAAATCCCATTACGCCATCTTGTAACTGTAGAATGTTTATATCTAAGTCAGCAAGTACTCCTCTATCTTGTAGTTCTTTACTGCTTAAATTTCCTATTACTGGACCAATACATGATACACAACCAATTGCTTCATGGTCGTCTTTAGGTATAGTTCCTGTTAGTCCCCAACGAATGGGCACTGAACCAAACGGTCCGCTTAATAAGTTTTTAAGTACATCTGCTTTTGCTTTATGTACTTCGTCAACCATAATGCATACAACATTATCTAGGAAGACATCTAAATCTATTTCGGCTTCATGAGCCTTTGTTTTCTTTTCTAATACACTCAGACTTTGCCAAGTACAAATAGTGTGTGTTTTATCGTATTCTTTTCTATCACCATACAACACACCAACATCAAGTCCTAAGTTTCTGTAGTCCTTTTCTGTTTGTACAACTAAGTCTTTGTTAGGTACAATAACAATACTACGCCCATACTGTTCACATAGATTGCTTAAAGCCGCTGTTATAAGTGTTTTACCAGCACCTGTGGCTATCTCTTGTAAACTTTGTGGGTTGTTAAGGAAATTGTTTATTACTTCTACTTGGTAGTCTCTAAGTATAATTGGTTCACCTTCTGCAGGATGACCTTTAGGCCATGCTGTATCTTCATACATTGTCTGCTCTATAGGTTGAAATGCAAAATTCCATGTTTGCCTTTTATCGTCTACTTTAATTGTGTACCCTTCCTTTTGTACAATAGGCAATAGTATATCTAGTAAATTAAGATAAGTTCTACCGCCTACGTCACAAAATCTAACACATCCGTCCCACCTACCTAACTTGTAAGCAGGCATATGATATGCATAGGGTAAAAAGAACTTTACAGCATCAGAAAGTTTACGTCTAGTTGCTGGGTCTAATCCAACAAACTTTACGTTGACCTCATCTCTAATTTCTAATGTGCATTCAGGCATATATGTTTACCAATTATAGTTTAGTGTAATGTAATATTCAGTACCTTCTACTCCATAGAAAGGAACTACTTCAACTTCTTCGTCTGTGATATTTTCTACTTTCAATGATAAGACAAATCCGTTACTGAAATCTTTAGTAGCATAAAAGTTTAACTTCTTAAGATCATCTAACTTTGTTTGTCCTTCTGGTAGTACATCATATTGACTAGGTTGTCTATCTAGTTGTACTGCATACTTAATTCTAAGATTTACACCATAAACATCTTTACTGTATTGTACTGCACCTGATATTTTTGGTACTCTAGGTTGGTCAGTATCTGTATACTTTAAACTTAAATACATTGGTCCAAAGTTATTAGCAAATCTAAAACCTTGTGTGATGTAATCACCACCATTTGCGTAAGTGGCATTTGTGTACACATCTTCAGTTACAGCAGGTGTTACAGTTACTTCACCAGTGTCAGGGTCTGTTACACTTACTTCTGGTTCTACAACTACAGTAGTAGAATATCCTGCTACATACTCAATTGTTTCTTCGAACTCATATCTAAATAAACTTACAACGCCAAAGCCTAATTCATATCCAATACCTTCTTCAGGCTTTAGGTCTTCGTCGCCATCAACATAGGCATCACCAAACTTTTCATACAAGTTAGGTTTTCTAAAACTGTTACCAATGTTAAAATACCATGGTCCATTTTCAATACCAAGCCTAAGAGCATTTTGATCATCGTTACCTAGTCTAAATCCAAAGTTGTAACTCATTACAAAGTCAGCATTAGCAGACATGAATACACCAAAGTTCTCATCTTCATATACGTTTGAACTGTAAGGAAATGATGTTTTATAGTGTTGCTGTTCTGCATCTAGACCGTATGTAACATTTAATTTGTTACTTAGAAACATTTGCTTACCAACTCTAACAAAGTCTCTATAGTTTTCATTCACGTATGTTGAATCACCTTCAGTAAAGTATTCTGCTTTTTCGTATGCTCTACCTAATGTTAGTATGTTGTTTCTAATAGCAACATTGTAACGTTCGCCATCTTGTAAACAGTCATTGCTTTGAGA